GGAGCCATCCTTACTGGATTATATTGTTATGTCACACCGGTGCAAGTTCCGGATGTTGACCTTAATGTTTTAGTTGATTTGTACACCGGTGTCTATGACGGTTGTGATTATGTAGATGAGATTCTGGGTGGTGAGGAAGGAAAAGGTGACAGCTTTCCTCACCACCTACAAAACTTTGTGCCATCCTCGGGGGGAAGGAGGGGCACAGAAGCATGGTGTGATGCTGACAAGAAAGAAGGCTTTCAGGGTGCGGAAGTAATTAAAGGTGGTTTAGGGTACGCCGGGGTATCTAAGAGCACACCGAGTAGGCCGAGTACAGACTATGCAGGAAGTTATATAGTGCAAGATATTACTGCGGAGGATAGTAGGAGGATTAAAAGAAATAGGATTAGTAAAAGAGGTAGGAAGACTAAGAGAGCTGATGCTAGTATTATGTTGACCCATACCCGTTACGCACCTGGTGTAGTTGACCGGCATGCTGAGCGTATGGAGGGTGCTAGTGGTAGCTATGTTGGCAGTGGTTACGTCTACTGGGAAACTAGCAACCGTCCGAACCGCTCTAGGAATAACGGAAGTCGCGTTGACGGCCTAGCGCAGAAGTCCTTGAACAGTGTTTTTTCGGCGTGTATGGCGCACGTTCGAGAGCAGCTTTTCAATGGCAACCAAACAGCTGTAAAGAAGCTGAGGAAACAGATGCTTGGGCTGCCGAGTGTAAGCGGTTGCGAGGTGCTGTTGTCATCACCATTGAGTCAGCTAAAAATAGGCGAAGTAGTCGAGGCACTGGCCCGAACAAGGTCGCCGTCTGCTAAGAGCCTAGTGATACTGGATCTAATGGTGAGCGGCATAGTCCCTGATTTGATGGTGGCTCCGGCTAAGGCTAACAAAGCGGCTATGACCAAGGTCAACATTAAACTATGTGACCTGCTGAAGTCGGTTAAGCAATACTTTTCTGAGTGTTGGATAGACCTAGCTAACGCAGTCACTGGATGTTATGGTATGTCGAACGACCAATTTAGCGGCTGGGTTATGTGGTACGCTATAGCCCACGAGGTGGATGAGGCTCTAGCTACTCGGATCTTGCACTGCTGTGGTGACATTCCAATGTTGAAGGAATTATCCACTGCTGTCAAAGCATTGGGGCTGAACAGCTGTAAGGAAGGCGCAATGATATGTGAGCTGAACACGTTGGTCGGGAGAGGTGCTCTCCCCGGATTAGCTGACGACGATGTCGAGACCAGGGTTAATTACTCACGTTTTATCGAAGAGAAAGCAGCTGTTATTGACGAGGAGAGCCTAAGGCGTGCCATTCGCGAGGTAATGTCAGAGGAGTTGGCGACGGTGCCAAAATGGATGGACAAGGACGATTATTGGTCCAGGAGGTGGATGTATACAAAGAGTGGTTCTCACACACGTCATATAGAGGATATAATGTTCGGTAAACGGCTTGACCTTCCAGAGCAACCAACTCGCCGAGAGTTCGCTGAGAGTGTGAAGGAGAATATAGTCGGGACCGGAGAGCCGAGCGTCTGGGCAGGGTTGTCATGGAAGCTGGAAAATGGGAAGACTAGAGCGATCTATGGTTGTGATACCCGGAGTTACTTCACCTTCGATTACCTACTTAGACCGATAGAAGCTGTTTGGCGTAACAGCTCAGCATTACTAAATCCAGGGCTGAACTTGCAGAGTTCTCTCTACCCTGAATTAGCGAAGCAGGGTCCCTTCTTCTACATGCTGGACTTTGATGACTACAATTCCCAGCATACGCTGAGTGCAATGAAGATGGTAATCGAGGAGGCCACCCGCGGTGCCCCCGAAGAAGCCAGACAGTGGGCCATGAAGAGTTGGGACAATATGAATGTCAGGTGGATTTCAGACAAGACTGGCAAGTTGGAAACGAAAAGGATGGTTGGCACACTGCCATCAGGGCACCGGGCCACAACTTTCATCAACACCGTCCTGAATGCGGCGTATTGCAGGGTTGTGATGGGGGATGCTTACAAACAGCTCGGCGCATACCACGCTGGTGACGATGTTATAATGTGGGGCCCTCACGGACCTCTGAGTGAGGCAATTTCTGGTGTGGAGAGGTCAACTCTAAGAGTTAATAGGTCTAAGCAGTCGATTGGCAATGTTTCTGGGGAGTTCCTAAGGGTAGCGTTTAATAAGAAAGAAGCGAGAGGGTATCTGGCCAGGGCAGTGTCAGGCTGTGTATCTGGCAGCTGGGTCACAGAGGCGCAGGTTGCTCCGAGGTCTTACCTGGACAATTTCACCAGAATGGCGTGGACTATGGCTAATCGAAGTGGTGTTAGGAATGCAGGTGCAGTATTGACACACTCCTTAATGGACAGGTTGGACGTCAGTGAGAGCGAGGCTCG